CTCCTCATGCTGGGGTCCCCCCCAGCCACGCCCGCTCTGTTAGAACGGACGTGCTTTCGATAGCTTAATGCTGACGGCTATCGGGCGTCCACTATGCGTGAGATGCCTGTCGTCGGTTGTTGGCGTACCGGATGATTGACAGAACACCTTCATCAAGGCAGGTAAGTCGTCGATCTCATTTTGTGGGATCTTCGCCTTCACTGTGTAACCCCTCACAAAGGGGGCCTGTGTGGCTTCATCAAATCCGTCTACATGGTAGGGGATTGAGTTGTCCAACTTGCCTAGAACTGAGCTCGTCTCAGCAACGATAGGATACTGACCCTTAAGGATCGGATCTATCACTGAATCGAGCAGTGCCGACGTTCGCCATAGTCCAGCTTTGTAAAGCTGGTTCCTAGTCGAAACAGTCGACACAATTTCAGTCGCGTCGCGCTGTGAGGCAGGTAGTTTGGTCCGGAACTTGACGATGGATACGTCAATTCCATTCCAATACTCCTTACCACAAGACTCCCGGAAGTTTCCTGTCCAGAAGCTCTTGTTCTTGTTGACCTTGAAGCCCATGGTTTCAAGACCTTCGATCACAGTTTCAGCACTATCCGTGGGAACGATAATATCGTCCCCATAGACGCGCACCCTGTCCCTGAGAGCTAAAATGCTCCGCCGGGAGATCGGTTGACTAGTACACGAAAGAACCCTCTCGATAACGATGGCCGCAAAGACCATCGCTTCAATCGGGAACGTAAGTGCAGAGCCCATCGATGCGAACTTCTGGAGCGTAAGTATATCTCCAGAAGGCAACTGAGCGCGGGTCGATCTACAAGCTTCAATTCCCTCAGCAAAATAAGGGAAATCGGCGAATAGATCGTCCACAAGCCAGTTAGCGACCCTATCACTAGCTTCGCTAAGATCTAGCGTAGCAAGTGAGCGATCGTCAGATCCGATAGCAGCCAAGAAATTATTCGGCTCCTGATCGGTGAACCCGACGAACCAGTTCGAGATGTAATTCCTCTCGAGCTGATCAACGAGACACCGCGAAATCGCCTGTTGTATAAACTGCATACAGGTAGGTTCAATCGCGATGAGACGAGGGGCTCGCTGCGTCTTAGGAACAAGAGTAATCCTAACGGGTTGCTCGTCCCTAGGGGCCAGGTGCTTTACTTCCGCATACTTCCAACTGTGCCGATAGCTGGGTAAGGCATATCTCCCATAAGGAAATAGCGTTTCCAACCGATCGGTCCAGGTCGGAAGCGTCCACTTTTGATTGCCTTTAAGGCGATCAGCGGTGGCTCCGGGACCATGTCCGGGGATGAGCCGCTCGTGATAGATTTCTCCATCAACGTGCGACAAAGCATCACCGAACATGAG